TAGGACGGTGGTCTCTCCAAGCACGTTCACACTGGCAATAATCCAGATGGAAGTCGGGCCGCCACCTCCGCCATAAAAGTATTCCGCGCCAAAAAGGAAGTAGCACGTTCCAGTCGTCGGGTCGATGACGGGCGTGCTCTGCAACGGAATCAAGGCTGTGTAATAGCCACTGGGGATGGGAACAACAGGTGTGGTTCCGGGTGGAAACAACGGAGCTGACAAGTACTCGCCGGGAGTAAGCCAATACCACTGCCCGACGAACGGCGGAAAAGGCTGCTGCACGCTCGACGGATTTAGCGTATTCCCAAGCATTGCCTGCGTGTCAAGACAGAAGATGACGTAGCCTGTTGACGACTCCAACGAGCTGTAACTCTGGTTGCCGTAGCCGACGATGTAGGAGCGTCCCGTCTGCGTCGAGACAAAACTTTGAATTGCAACAACGCTGTTGCAGATGTTGTTCCCAGCCGTTGGCCCGTTATAGAATTTGTAAAAGCTCGTGGCCTTGAAGGTCCACGGGTCCACGGATATCATACACGGAATGTTGGCGACGCGTCCGAAGCCCCAGAGGTTGCCGTCGTTGTCGACACACATGACACCACCCGCGCCAGCAACAACGTCAGTCGCTGGGACGTATGTATCAAAGGTTGTCATGTCGATTGTTCCACTCGCTACGACAGCGTTGGTGCTCAGGTCGATGCGCTCAATATAGCTCGACGTTAGACCGCCTGTAAAAGAGAAGCACGTTGCTCCCTGCGGGTCGAGTACAACCCACTCGGGTACGCCAGCAGGTGTCCACGGGATGGTTGTTATCGACTGCGTATTTACACCATTGCTCGTCACCTCGGCGCGAATGTTAGGAAGACGGTTTCCGAAGTCGGCGAGCGGAAAATTCTCCCAAACGACATAGCACAATCCACGATAGCCGGGTGTAAGGTCCGCGCCCTCCGCTGCGACAATCGTAGGGTCTGCAATCTGCGTCTCCGTGCCCGAGTAAACGATGGGGGCGCTGTACTTGGTGTTGTTTTGAGAAGAGTCGACTAGGTCAACCGCCCAAAAGCCTCCGTTCAACGGCAACTGCGCGACGTTCTCCACTAAGCAAATGTAAGTGTACGTGTTGGTCTTTGAATTGCTGTTGTTCGGGTCCGTGTAGGAAACAAGGTCGTTGACGTTATAAGTTGTTGACGAGTTCCACGTTCCTCGGTTTTGTGTGTCAGCTCCGCCACGGTTAAAGATAAGCTTGCTGTCACCCCACATGCGAGACACCTGAGCAACACCCTGACAAACGCCAGCAGCAAACGAGACGGTGTAGGTGTACGTTGTGCTCGTCGGGCCGCCCTTCGCGCTGGTTGTCGTCGTTGACTCTTGCAGTCCGCTGTTCCAAATAATTTGTGTGCCGAGGCGCATCGTTCCCCACAAGAGTGGGATGACCACACCGGGGGCGCTGCTCATCACCTGAAGGTCGCTTACACGTGGTCCGAACTGGCGTGCGCCGGGAAGCACCAAGGATGCAATGATGCCGCCAGCAAGTGCTCCGAGAGACATGCCGAGCTGAATGAACGCCGGGTTGCCAGTGAAGTAGGCAGCAGCCGCTCCAAGAATTGCACCACCGATTGTTAAGGCTAAGCGTGCCATCTTATTCTTTCACTTCGGGAAATGTAAATCCACCACGCAGCCGTCGCAGCCACCGAACATCCAAAGGCTGCTCTACTACCTTGAGCTTTCCACCGTTGTAGGCGTGGATGAGCGTCAAGCCACCAGCAGCGTTTGACGCTATGAACCCAACGTGGCACGGTGCGGAGCCCGCCGCGATGGTAACAACGTTGCCCGGTTTCACCAATCGGACCGGAACATAGACGAGATGCTTCACGCACATCTCATGCACATAGTTTCCTACGGGCTGGTCCGCGTACTCGGAATAAAGACTCCCGTCGAGTGAAACACCGTAAACGTCTTTTAGACCGAGTTCCCCAGCAACCATGAGAACGAGTCCGACGCAGTCCGACTTAACACCCTTGACACGTCCCTTCGCTGCGAAGGGAGTGTTTATGTATTCGCGGGCGGTCGCTACGATATCGGCGTTGGTTGGCACGTTTCCTCCCACGGCTCGTTGTCTCCTGTGAGCAAAAACTTCATAGCCGCTACGTGATGCTCGTTGCATCCGCAGCGCACACGCTTGGTCTCTTCGAAAACGCCCGGCGTCACCTCTCGCATGTCCGTAGTGCTGTGCGTCGCCAGCGTCGTCACGCCGTCCAGACGACATCTGTCACACGTGAGAGCTTCCTTCCACGTCTTGAGTATTCTCAGCGTCATTGTGTGTTCGCCACCTGACCGGAAGCGTCCGGATAATTCAAAATCGAATCCATGCCGGGAATCGTAGGGAAGCCACGATGGTTCGGCAGGTTGTTAAACTTGTTCAGACAGTCGAAAACGTTGTGGCCGCAGCCGGGCGAAATGATGAAGGTGTCCCCGTTCGCCGGAGCCGTGAAAAGCGCAAGGTCCAGCGTTAGGGTAATGCCGTCCCAACCCTTAATCTGGTAGGAGAGCCCAGAGTTGTTTCCACTCGTGAAAGTCATTATGCCATCCGCATAGTAACCCTCACCCGACGTTGCCGACGGGACAACACTTCCAATAGCAAAGGTGCCGTTGTACGGAGCACCCGAGAACCCGGTAATTGTAACGGTGTCACCCGCCACGGGTGCCGCTCCGGACGTAACACTGTAGGTGTACGTTTGGGCTCCGTTGTACACAGTGCAATTGAAAAGTTCAAAGGTTCCGTGGCCCGTGGTCCCTGTCGCGGGAATCACAGGACCCTGATTGCTGTTGTGCGGGTTTTCAGTTACGACCGTAAAAACCCCGCTACCCTCAGCGCCCGCTCCCGCGAGGCCGGAGTAAGGCGTGATGTGATGTGCATCGTTGAGTCCCACGCTGGGGCTTGTGTTAACGACGCCAGTCTCCGTTGGAACGATTGCTTTGCACCGACTATCGCCCAACTCTGCGTCGCATGTTGCGCCGTATGTCAAACCCGTAAGCACTTGGAGCTTGTTGCCGAGCCCGAGAAGTTCAGCGGTGAACATGCCGTTCTTCATCGTGATGTTGCCCATTGAACCCTTGCGTAACTTTATCTCGCCCATCGTGAGGTCGGCCCAGTTGACTGCGCGAATCTCCACCACGGCGGCGTCCCAGAATCCGAACAGCACCTCGTTCTCCTTTATGACAACGGAGTCGATGAAGCAGTCAGCGGTCTGGTTGTCAACCGAAAGGTCGTTCTTGCTCTGGCTCGCGGTGGGTGAAAATCCAACAGCGGCCTCATAGACATAACCACCAATGCTGGGGTTCCCGTCCGCATCCGAAATGTATGCCTCGTAGCCGACAGTGCTCACGTCGCTATCATGGTCAGTAAAGGTAAACACTGAGCCGTCGGTTCTTGTTATTTTGTAGAGCCTGCACAACGTTGTGCAATCGACCCTTAAGTGACTTTGCATAGCTGAGGATGCACTTTTCATGCTGCCCTCCTTGCCGCCCACCACGCCGTTACACCCGCTCTTATTTGTTGTCGATGAAGAACCGAAAGCACGCTCCCTTTTTTCAGCCCGCCTGCGTGGTTGATTCGCATTCTTTCAAGGGTCTCGCTTGTTGCCTTCCTTCCAAGACCAGCTAATCCGATGTTTCGCTTGTGTGCTTCACTCGGCCTGAAGTTCTTTCTTTTTTCACGTAGATACTGCTTCAACTGTGGGGTTGCCTCGAATGCATCACCACCCGTAGTTAAATTGTATCCATGTGCCGCGCTTGTTGCAGCGTAGTCTGCAATCAAAAGTTTTTCAAGATTGTTCAAGTCCTCTTGCCGTCCAGTAAAGCAGTGAACGATTTCTTCAAACACAAACGCTTCCGTTCCGTGGGCACGCAGTGCGGCGTGAAAGTATGAACGCGAACCGTTCCGAGCCTCGAATAAGTGGGCGCGGCGTCGCGCAGACAGGGATTGCCGTGTCTGTCCGATATACACCTTTCCGTTGAGTACGTTCCGCACAATGTAGATTATCATTTTAGCTAGCCGCCCCCGGAGCAATACGCAACTCCACAAGATTGATGCCAGCAACCGTCACCAGAATCCCTCCGGGTGAGTTGATGCCCGTCTCATAAGTCTTTTGCAGAGGTCCCTCTGTCGAGGACACGGTCGAGCTTGAGCTGCTGTAGAAGTCAAAGCGGACCGGGATGTGGTATTGAAAGTCTGCCGTGATGATGACACCAGCTGCGGGCGCAACCGCAAAGGTGATGAGCCCCGTTGTTGCATCAAGCGTGTATGCCGCGCCGCCCCCCGCCACGTATCCGGGGTTGGCCGCTTGTGTGGCACCGTTCAAATAAATGTTTACGGTATCCGTGAGGTACTGTCCCTCATAGTTCGGGATGAGGGACGTGATTAGCTTTTGAACCGGACGGACAACCTCGTAAGCGGCGATGGGGAAGGTATAGACCTTCTGCATCTGAAACACTTTCGTGAGCCCGTCACCCGTGGCTTGGTACTGTCCAACACCACGGTAATCGCCGGGGTCGAATAGTCTGAATCCGTTCGCCATGCCCCGCGCAGCGTGGAACATGGCTTCGAACGCCACCCACAACGCCATCGGCTTGTGTTCGAAGGTGACGGCATACTGAGCACGAGCCTGTGACCAGTTCTGGTTGCGCTGCTCATAACCAGAAAAACCGGGGTTGATGGTCGTGTAATAACCCGGACCACCCGTCGCCATAAGCGCCAGCTGCCGAGTAAATTCTATCTCAAGAAAGGCCACTTGGTCCTCCACACTTGCGGCTGTGTGTTACACCCGCTTACCTGCCGCCGAAGCGTGTTGCTGACTTGCTCACAGCATTAAAGGCGTTCGCGTGCAGCTGCGACTGGGATGCGCGGAACGCGTCGGGGCTTGGTGTCTGAATGTTTTGTACCACCGTGATGTTCCCACCGCCGCCCGCACCGTTCGGAACCACCGTCCCGCTGGAGCCGGGTGCAAGAATCTCGGGTCCGTGTTCCCCAATCAAATAAAACTTGCCGGGCGTAACGTCTCCGCCTGCCGCCATGCCGCCGCCGAAGTCTTCGGAACTGAACAGGCTGCTAAGGCCACCGCCACCGCTGTCACCAACACCAACACCACCCAAACCTGACTTGATGGCTGCGGTCTGCATTGCAGCCGACAGAGCGGTGACCGCGATAGTGTTTGAAGCAATAGCAGTCGTGTTGGCCGTGGTTGCAACCGTTTGTGTGGCACCTGCGGGGCTGCCGCCTGACATCATCGAGCCCATGCTGCTCAGGAAGTTGTTTCCGCTGTTCTCGAACAGTCCGCCTATGGCCTTCAACGCCGACTTCATTGCGCTGGACGCCGCGAACTTGAGGAGTGACTCCTCCATTGACTGCTCCAAGCTCGCCCAGCCTGCCTTGCCCGTGGTGATTAGCTTGGCAATGCTGTCTGAGACCCCCGTCAGTGCGTTGTTGACTTCGGTCGCCATGAACGTTCCGGTCGTCTGCACAGAAGCATCGAACTTTGCAAAGCCCGCGACGGCTCCCTGAAAGAAGCCCCCACTCTTCGCCAGAAGCTCTTGGTACTGTGCGTTGAGGAGAGCCATCGACTCCGTGGCCGCCCTGTATTCGGGCGTGGTGGCCGCCCACGCTTTCTGAATGTTTTGCAGGTCCGCGTACTCCTGCTTGAGCATGGCAATCTGCTCCGGGTCAACGCCCTGCGCCTTCATTGCACCCGTTGCCGCCTGTTGCGCCGCGATTTTCTGATTGAGATTGTAGATGGCCGTTTCGTTTGCGAGCACCGCTGCCATCGCGGATGGGTCCTCGGCGTTGGCCTTGGCACGAGCCGCCGCCGTTACCTTGGCCATCGCTTCCGGCATGGTCTTCAGAAGATTGAGATAATCCGTTTCCTGAGCAATCTGTTGCTTCTGCTTGTTCAGCATATCCGCGTCAATGATGTCCTTCGCGGCGTTCTTTCGTGCTTGCAGAGCAGCGGTGTCAGCATCCAGCTTAGCCGTATGCTGCACGTAAAGGTCACTGGCCTGTTTAAGCTCTTCACTCGACAGTGCGTTCGTGGTGATGTTGTCCCACAGTGCCTTACCCTCTTGCTCCAGCGCAAGTTTGGCCTTGTCAAGACCAGCATCCATGCCCGCCCAGACCTTTGAAACCTTGTCGATTGCCGCCGCCTCTGCTTCCGTAGTCCGCGTGGCCTCGTCTGTTTTCTTTGCGTACTCATCCAGCAGCTTGCCCACCTCGGCAGCACGCCCGAACTGAGTCGTGGCAGCCGTCGCCTCATGCACGGCGTCCGAGTACGTTTTGAGTGACGCCTGTGCGCGGGCATCTCCGCTTATGCCCTCTTCCTTCTGTTTGTTGGCGAACTTCTGAATCGTCGCAGCGGCCTCTATCGCTGCCGACGCTTCCTTGCTGGCGTCGCTGGACGCCTTGACAGCCTCAGCATAGGCCTTGGTGATGGTCACGGCCTGCTCGTCTACGGCAGCCTGTGTGGTCTTGGGAAGATTGAGCAACGCTTCCGTGCGCTGCTTCTCCAGTCGGGCCGCTTCCTGAAGGGCAGGAATCGTTTTCTGAATCGAATCTGCTTCCTTGTAGTTTGCGTTCGCGGAGTCCTCTGTGTCCTCCTTGATTTTGAGCATCGCGTCTGCAAGGGCTGCTCCTGCGGGGCCACCCTCTTTTTCAGCCTGCCAGAGAATGCGCCACTTCTCCGCACTCTTTGCGGCAGCCTCCGCCGCCGACTCTGCTGCGGCCTCTGCTGCTTTGCTCCCCTCCGCCCTGTTGTTGCCCGCCTGCGGGGCGTCACCGGGCTTGTTGCCCTGTTCGTTGAACACGGGCAGAAGCAATGGGTTCTTCACGGCGTCTCCCGAGAGAATCTCGCCAGCCGTCTTCATCCCTTTCGCAAGCGTATCTGTAAAAGCGTTCACCCACGTCGAATCTGCAAACTCTACCTTCACGCCTTCCCAAGCGATGCCAAGGTCAGTGGTGGCCTTCTTTGCCTTCTCCGTGGCTCCAACCATGTTCTTGTCGATGCGTTGTCCGTACTCGTCGACGGCGTCCGCCATCTCTATAAATCCCGCTCGTCCCTTCACCAGCATAGGAATGAGCTGGCCGCCCATGCGCGGCCCAAAGATTGTGTTGGCGTCGTTGAGTTGCGTGGTCTTGTCTGAAACCTTGGCGATGCCGTCCGCAATCTGAAGCATGGCCTCATATGGGTCCTTTGAAGTCACTCCCAACTTTTGCAGAAGGTCCGTGGCCTTTGTGCTCTTCAGTCCCATGTCAGCAAGTTCACCGGACAGTCGACGCATACCGCGTTGCATCTGTTCGGTGGACAGGTTGACCATCGCACCAGCCGCACTGAGGTCTTGGACGTGACTTATACTCACGCCCATCTTGTCTGACATGAGTACGATGGACTCGACAGCCTCGTGGCCCTTCGAGGCCATAAGAGCGTCGGCTGCCGCCAACGCAAGGATGGCCGTGACGGTGCCCGCCGCAACACCCGTAATGGCCGCCATCGCGGGCGCGATGCCGGAACCAATCCCCTCGCTGGCGACGCCGAGTGTTTTGAAGGCGCTGCTGAGCACATCCACGGCACCACTCACAGGACCGAAGCTCGCACCAAGCTCCCGTCCCAAGTTCGTGATGGACGAACCCATCTCCGAGAACGCGTGTTTCAGTTCGTTTCCGAACTGCTTAGCTTGGTACGTGGCCTTGTCCAGCCCGCCCTTAAAGGCAGCCGTGTTGACGCCGAGTTCAACGAGCAGTGTTCCGATTACGTTCGGCACTTTTATCCCTTGAAGCTGAACTGCTTCTTGCCGCTGCCGTAGAACGTGTTCATAATGTAGCTCTTCTGTTCCTCCGGCGAGAGGTCACGCAGGTCGAACTCCTTTTTCTGCCGCATGCTGTCCACGATGTCTGTGGGCTGCTTGGCGACGCGATTCGGGTCTGCAAAGGCAGCCGTATTGTGGAGCGCTGCCCAGATGAAACCCACGTTCAGGCGGTTCTTGTCATCCTCCACCTGCTTACGTTTGATTAGTTCACCGTACTCCATGACGTTGAGGTGACCGATATCTTCCTCGGCCACCCTCAAATCGAACTTCGCGCACGCCCACAACTCAGCCAGCGTTACTCTGCGGCTGGAGCCGGGCTCTGGGCTAAAGGGGACGCGGTAACCCCAGCCTCCCTCTCAGCCTGAATCTTTCTCAGCTCCTCCAGCTTTTCAGCGGGCAGCTGCTTCACGTAGGCAGCGGAGCACGCCTCGCGGGCTTCCTTCGCGGTTACCGTGTTCAGATAGCTCCGGATGGCGCGGAGTCCCTGCTCCCCCACGTACTCGGGGTGGTTCTCCTGCACGGCGGCCCAGAGAAGCACGGACACGTTGGTTGCCGATGGGTTTTCGAGAAGCTCGCCCACGTCGGTGAGCATCGACTTACCGAGCACGCCCTCGACCGCCGCGAAGGCGTTGAAGTCGTAGCTTAGCCTGAAGGACAGCTTGTAGCCGCCCGTCTCGTCACTCACATTCAGAATGAAGGGAACGGACGGAGAGATGTGTTGTCGCAGTTGTGATTTCATTGGCTCAGATTCTCCCCGGAGTGCTTGGAGCACTCCTGTTCACACGAAATAGGTGGGGCGGTGGTTAAACCGCCCCCACAATGCCATAAGCGTGTGACGCGGGCTTAGGAACCCGCCACGAATGTGACTATTCCTGTGATTTTGAGCTTCCCGCTGATGCTCGCTTCCTTGTCAATCGGAACCATGCGGTCGATTCCGGAGACGTAAGCGGCGAAGCTGAACGTGCCTTCCGATGTCGGATAAGCAGCCGTCGCTGGCAGAACAACCTGCCAGAAGACCAGCGTCTGGTTGTTGAAGAAACCAATCAGCGCGGCTTCGGTAACGTCGTTCGGGATGAGGTTGCCCGTGAAGGCAAGGTCTCCCGAGTCGTTCAGCGTGGGCAGCCATTCACGGAAGTTCGAGGACTGCATGTTGGTGACGTCCGCGAGGTCCGCTTTCTGACCGGAGAAGTTGATGGTCTTGATTTCGGCCAAGGTGGTGTAGGGAACGGACGGCGGATTGGTCGAGTACTCAATTACTGAGCCGCGACCTGCAAATGCTTGAGAACGAGTGTACGGCATTGTGAAGCTCCTTTTACAACGTTTTTACCTATGCCCGCGCCAGCCCCTTACAGCAAAAACTCTTTTAGACGTCCGCCTCATTATCGAGGTCAAGATATTCGAACTCAACGTCTAGGTGGACTTTGTACAGCGTCCCCTTGCCGAGACTCTCTTGGTCGTCGGCCTCCAACTTTATCCACGCGCCCTGTATGAAGGCGGTCCCTCCCGGCATCATACCGAGAAGCGAAATCAGAAAGTCGCGCACATCCTTGGCGAACTTTTTAGCGCGCTTGTACGTCGTGCCGTGGCATGAAAACCGCCAGCGCTCACGAGTCAACGCTCCGGTTCCGGCCATACTGGTCTGGAGCGGAGCACCCGACACCTGCATCAGCACGAGGTACGGCATCGTGGGCTGGTCCGGGGCTTGCACGGGGAAAACCCCGTTCGTACTGTCGGGCCGCGCTTGCGGCGTACCCAGCAGCGCGACCATGCCGGGGTCCGTTGTTAAGACGGATTGAAGCTCCTCAACGAGCATGGTTCCCTCAGTGTCCCGCCGTGCTGTGACGGCTTTTACGCTGCCGGGGCAGACGGACCCTTGGGCACTTCCGCCGCCGCCTGTTCCACAGCGTTCGCCAGCGCCTCCGTAATGTTGGCGAGGGCTTCGTCCTTATGCCCCTCGAAGGCCCGTGTCATAAAGGGCTTCTTGCTCATCTTGGCTGTGCCAAACTCCAGAAAGCGAACGATGGTGGCGACTGCAATCTTGCCGACCCTGCGGGCCTTGCCCGTGGCGCTGCGGATAATCTTGTAGGCTCCGCTGGCGAACGACGGATAGTCAACCTTTCCCTGCGGGCCAATGAAGGCTGAGCCAGCAATCTCATCCCTGTTTATCTTGAGCTTGGTTCCGAAGTGCTCTGACATGAATCCCGTGTCGTGTGGGGCCTCCGAAACCATCGCGGATTCGATGGGAGCCGCGCCGCTCTTCAGCGCCGCCCGCAGTCCGTGCTTGGCAACCTTCTGTGGCAGCGATTCCAGAGCCGATTGCAATTCGGACAAGCCCTTAATCTCGACCGTGATGTCGTCAGCCATCTATACCTGTGTCCACGCGACTGCTGTTCCCGGCAACCAAGCTGGTTTCGCAGAGCAATGAAATTCGTTTGCTGTGTAGTGAGCAGCGCTCCAACTAGAGTCCCGCCGCCCGACTGTGTGCCGTATGTATAGCTCCACACGCCCGTAAGCAAGTTGAAGAAGAATTGCCTAACTCAAACGTCATCATCCCTCCCTATCCCAAGTATTCATTTCGGAAGTGGATACTATATGATCCAGACACGTAGCCACTGACGGCGTACGTGATAGCCCCACTGCCGACATACACCAGTCGGGTCGCAATACCATAGTTCTGGCCCCCGACGAGGCTAAAGCTTGATGATTGACTGGTCCCTGAGTCATCTGTCCATCCGAGGGTCACAGTCGTAGGAGGAGACGCCGCCTCGCTCCAATAGATCATGATTTGCCACGCTCCGACAGCGGGGCTTGCAATGAGGTTCGTAGTCGCTATGTTCCCGGTTTGGGAAGTCAAATCAAGGCGACTTTGTATAGCGGGAGTGTTCGACTGGACATATGCGGTGGTCGCAAGTTTGGTCGAGTTATCCGCCAGCGACTGTGTGGTTGCGGTCGTGCCGTTGGGTAATGCGGGAGTTCCAGAAAGATTCGCCGCCGTCCCGCTGGTGTTGTTCGAGAGGGTCGATGCCGACGCATCCACGATTTGGCCCGAACCGTTCGTTCCGACAATTGTTTTGGATACGGGCACCGCTGCACCGTTGACCTTGATGACGGTCGCCACATTAGACCCGGAGGTTGTTACATCCCCCGAAAGTTCAGTCGCAGCTCCCGTATTACGGGCAAGCCCAGTTCCGGTCAACGTGGCTTGTTTCGTTCCCAATCCAGTATCGACGTATGCCGTGGTTGCCAGTTTTGTGGACCCGTCCGCTTGACTCTGGGTCGTTGCGGTCGTGCCGTTAGGCAAAGCCGGAGTTCCCGAAAGATTCGCTGCGGTTCCACTCGTGTTGTTAGAGAGGGCTGCCG